GATGCACGTTTTAGAGTGTTAGTAGGTGGGCGCCGTTTAGGCAAAACCTTTCTTGCCATTAGAGAGTTGGCTAGATTTGCAAGACACCCAAACAAAACAGTTTGGTATGTTGCACCAACTTACTCTCAGGCTAAGAATATTGTATGGGAAGATTTACAAAGTAAAATGATAAAACTAGGATGGGCAGATAAAATCAATCAGAACGAACTAAGCATTCGTTTAATTAATGGATCCAAAATTTCCTTAAAAGGGAGTGATAGGTATGATACCCTTCGTGGTGCAGGAGTAGATTTTTTAGTTATGGATGAATATGCAGATATGAAAAGAGAAGCATGGGATGTTCTTCGTCCAACGCTATCTGCACAAACACCACCTGGTTCTGCATTATTTTGTGGAACACCCAAGGGCTTTAACCATTTTAAGGACTTGTATGATTACGGACAAACAGATGATGTAGATTGGTCATCGTTTCAGTTTACAAGTGCAGAAGGAGGTAATATCCCAGAAGATGAATTAGAACGTGCAAAAGCAGATATGGATAAACGTCAATATGAACAGGAATATCTAGCCAGCTGGGTTAACGTAAGTGGAAAAATCTACTACAATTTTGACAGAAACAAGCACGTAGCAAAACAAGAATTTGATAAAGATGCACCAATACATATCGGGATCGATTTTAATATTGACCCGATTTCAGGATCGATTTGTCAAATAATTAACGGCAAACTACACCAGTTTGATGAAATCTCTATATACGGTTCAAACACAGAAGAATTAGCACAAGAGATTATGAACCGTTATGATAGAACAAAAGTTATTTGTTACCCAGACCCTGCAGGGCATCAGCGTAAGACCTCAGCTAACGGAAGAACAGATATTACAATTCTACAACAATACTTTAAAGTAGAAGCAAAAAGAAAACATGACGCAGTACGAGACCGAATAAATGCAGTAAATAGTCTTATGGAAAGTGCAGATGGAACAGTGAGATTTTCAATAGACCCAAATTGTATGAATTCGATTCGTTGTTTAGAGCGTCAAGTTTATAAAGAAGGGACTTCAATCCCTGATAAAGACGGTGGATTTGACCATCAAAACGATTCGCTAGGATATCTTGTGGCTCACATTGCGCCGATAACTAAACCAGTGAGAGCGATACCAAAACCAAAACGATTTACGCACATGTAAAGGAACAGCACTATGGATTATGATAACATTATAAAAAAGCATAATATGTATAAAAAACATATTTACCGTTGGAGATATTATTACGATAGTTACTACGGTGGACAAGATTACCAACAAGGTCAATACCTAAGAAAGTATTTACAAGAAGAAGACGATGGCTATAACGAATACGGCAAACGTATTATGAATACACCATTAGACAATCATTGTCGCTCAGTGGTTGACACGTACAGTTCATTCATCTGGCGAGACTCACCGCAAAGAGAGTTTGGTTCATTAGCAGATAATCCTGCTCTACAACCCTTCTTAAAGGATGCTGACCTAGAGGGGCGGAGTTTTGATGCCGTAATGCGTGAAGGAACTACACTTGCAAATATCTATGGTCATGTGCTGTTGATGTTAGATAAGCCTGCAAGTGAGGCTGCCACTCTAGCAGAAGAATTGTCTCAAGGCATCAGACCATATCTTTCAGTTATCACTCCAGAAAACATTATCGATTGGAACTTTACAAGAGCGGCTAATGGTCGTTATATGCTTGACTATCTAAAACTAAAAGAGTTTGAAGATGATAATGTATGTGTTTACCGTGTTTGGGAAAATGACAAAGTAACAGTGTTTGAAGTAAACGAAGACGATTCTGATTACAAGTTAGTAGAACAGTATGACAATCAAATGGGTCATATACCTGCTGTATTCTTGTATGGACAACGTTCACATGAGCGTGGCATAGGTATCTCACAAATAGCCGATGTTGCAGACGTTCAGAAAAGTATCTACAATGAACTATCAGAATTGGAGCAAGTAATCCGTATATCAAATCATCCATCAATCGTGGCTACAGAAGGTGTAGACATGATGGGCGGTGCTGGTTCAGTTATTACGATTGAAAATACAGACATGGATCCGGGACTTAAGCCATACTTACTACAGGCGAACAGCCAATCGATTAGCAGTATTTTAGAATCTCTAAAAACAAAAACTGCAATGATTGACAGAATGGCTAACTTAAGTGCAATGCGTTCAACATCAAAAGCAACAGCAAGTGGTGTATCTCTAAAGATAGAACGTGAGTTATTAAACGTTAAATTAGCACAGATAGCCGATAACTTAGAGATTGCAGAAGAACAGATTTGGCACCATTTCTTACACTTCTACGATTTAGAAGGACACTTTGATGGCGTAATTGATTATCCAGATAACTTTGATATGACTGATACATACACCGAACTAGACTTCTTAATGAAAGCAAGTGCGGCACCAGTATCAAGTAGTCAGTACTCTACAGAGATTGCAAAACAAATTGCACGTATCACAATAGAAGATGAAGAAATGATGGATACCATTATTAAAGAAATTGAGAATGGTTCACAAGCACCAGAGTTCGGAGCAAACTTAGATGGCGACACAAACACAAATACAGAATCATAGTGATTTAATTGACAGTATCCTAGATGATTTTGACGAGTTTATGGAGAGTGCATCAAAGACACTTGAAAATAAAGTAGCGGCAAGAATACTAGAAACAAATACTGTTGATGAATTATTAGCACTACGCATACCACTAACAGAGGACTACAGAACTTTAGTTAGTGAACGTGTACGTGAATATATTGCTGAATTTGATGCACTTGCAGTAGATAGTATTGCAATGGTAGGTGATGGTGTTACACCATTAGATAATCGTGTAGCCAGTGAATTAAAAGCACAAGCATACGCAAGATTGGACGAAACAACAAATCAAAACAAACAAACAGTTACTACCGAAATAGTTGTAGGTGCTCTTGCAGGCTTAGGTGTTCAACAGATTGCCGTAAATTCCAGACATGCTATTTCAGGGCTTATGATTACTGTAGACGATTTAGAAACAACTCGTTTGCAAAATAGATTAAGAAAACTTAGAGTAGCTGGAGACTCAGCTAAAGAAGAAATAGCCGCAACACTAAGTCAACTTAAAAAACGGTTTGAAGGTGTTAATGTAGGAACAAATTTAAATTCACGTATGACAGACGAAATGCACGATACAGTAATGGACTTTGATGGCGTATTCGTTAAGCATCGTGCCAGACAAGCAGGTCTAAAAAAGTTTAGATACAGTGGAACCTTAATTGCTAATAGTAGAGATTTCTGTATTAGACATGTCGGTAAGACATATACAGAAGAAGAAATTAAACGAATATGGTCAAGTGAGAGTTGGTCAGGTAAACGTTCAGGTGATCCATTCGTAGTACGTGGAGGCGAAAGATGTCGTCACTTCTGGATACCGGTGGAGGACTAAGATGGCTAACGAAATAATTATACCAAGAGCAATACCACAAATAACAACTGAGGAGACAACAATGCCTTATTCAAAACCAAAAACAACTAAAAAGAAAACAACCAAGAAGAAGAAAAAGAAATCTACACCAGGTAAAAAAAAGAGCTACTAGGTAGCTCTTTTTAGTTAGTGTGGAAGTAGACCCTAAAAGGGCCTACTATTTATTACGCGGCGATTAAGTCGTTAAAGTTTTCACGTGCATTAAGATACATTTTCCAATCACGTTCAGATTTTAACTCACGTGCTATATATCGTGGTAATGACATATCACCGTCAAATATTGCTGATGGGTTACGGTTGAATACAGTTGAATCCCAGTCATCACGATGATTTTTACGAACAGTGTCTTTGTCCTTAAATATGTAATCACTATATGGTTTCCAATCTTCTTCTTTGAACAACACGATATCGTATTGATTCTTTAATAATGAATCACGATGCTTGAGTAAGAACTCACCATCATAAATCACTGCGATTGTATCGTGAGATTTTAAGTAATGTTCTACAAGTAATAATTGAGCAGAGAAAAATCCTTTAGTCTTGTAATAAGAATAACGACCTGTATCTTCTACACCAAAAATTTCTTGTAATGTTGCATCACGTGATTTTTTACGCTTTGCTCCAAGAATGTATTGTTTATCAAGTTTGATATCAAATATTTTAATTGGGTTGATTGATGGATAGTCCATTACACTTTCTCCTTGTTCTGTCATTTTATTTGTCATTTTAGTTCCTTTAGTTTTGATTACAGAATCATTGTAACACGATTCTGTAATCTGTCAAGTTTTACGCCGCTTCGTATTGTTTAGTGTGAACGATAATTGAATCAGCAATCTGCTTATTTGTAAGTTGCATCA